CTCCTGCTCCACCCCATGCTGTAGTTAATGCGGTTTGTATTAAACCGGCCTTAATTCTATCTCTCGCAGCTTCTGTAGATGTTCCCCCATCAGTTACATATTGATTATCTGCAAATCCCCAACCATTAACTTTAATAATTTTAACGTGCTCTTCGGCCGCACCGGTACCAAACTTCCCAGTATTTAGGAAATAATTAACATCTAAATCATTAGAATCAATATTGGTAGAACCACTAGTTTTACCCGATATATTTACGTATTGGTCATCTATAAATACACCAATAATATCTTCTACAGGATGAGCAGATATTACTACAACCATATTTAATATACTATTAGTAATACCTATAGTTTCTAATACAGCATAGGGTCCACCAGTTACAGCTTCTCCGTATATAATTCTACGTGGCATTATATTGCTACGAATTACATTTTGTATACCCTTAGTATCTCTACCACTTTTAGGTGCATCTGGTGCTAATATTTTCCCCAGTAAAGCAGCTATAGCTAAATTGATTACTATAGCTCCAATTGCAAAACCTATGCCCGCAAAACCTGCCGCGGCTACTGCTCCGCCACCAACAAAAAGATTTACTAAAACTGCTGCAGTTACCATTAATCAATACTCCAACAATATTTACAGTCCTGCGTATTTCTAGCTGTTAGACCCCCACCTTTTTGTAAGAAGTAAGTTCTAACACCATTGCATACACCAAGTATACCAATGTTGTCTTCATTAATATAGTATACTGGGTAACCTAATTTTACTTGTGAAATATCTTTTTTAGGTGTATTTAAAATAATAGAGGGTAAATCTACTATACTTTTACATCCTAATTTAATTAAAGCTTTCATTGCTCCCTTTTCTTTTTTATATGTTACTACATCTCTCCAAAGTGGAAGAGTTATGTCTTTGTATTCTTCAACTACTTTTACAGTAAATATACAGCAATCTAAATTTCCCCAACTAAATTCTGTGTCTTTATATTGATATATAATATCAGTTAAATTCTTCATTAGTATACTAGTGCACCATTTGCATAGAATCGCGAATTACTAAATGTATACACCGTTTCTGGATAATGAATAGTTTTCATTTCTATAATTTTAACTGTATCTCCAGTTACAGTTTTTACACTGTCTCCAACTTCTAACTGTTTCGCAACTCCAAGATCTTTATAACTAATATTAGGATCTGGATTGATAGAAGCAAAACCCTTATGCTCTACAAATAGTGGGTGATCTTCAGAAGCTTTCAATATTGTATTATCTTCAAAAGTAATTTTATACATAAGACGGTTTGTTCTTGTAATAATATCAGTCACTTCTTCCACACCCGTTACTACTTTAATCCAATCACCTAATTGTACTAAATTGATTGTTTGTGTAGTTCCATCAGCCATTGTAATAAGTGTATCAGGTGTAAAGCAACAATGTGGGCACATATCGTTAAATCTATCATCTTGACCATTACCAGGATCTCCAACAGTAACCCCACCCCAACTTATTATTTTATCTTGTATACCCTGAACCCACCTAAAACCTAAATCAGTAGCATCTACGTGTCTAGTTTGGTAGGCATGATTAAATCGTCCACCCCTTGGTCTTTCCCAATCTGCTAGCCTAGAAGTTGCATTTACTGTTATTGTTGCTGTTTCCCCAAATTCTATATTACCAAAATCCATTCTACCTGCAAATAATAGTACTGGGCCATTTTGTCCCCCTTCTACTGCATAAGTATCTTTATCAAGTGTAGCATACCATACTTGTAGGGGTTTACCAATATATTCATTACTAAATATATCTGTAATAGAAGCATTAGGAATACCAGATAAAGTTAATTGAATAGTAGTAGCACCCAACTCACTAGTCTCATTAAGTACGGACATACTTGCCAGATTTCCTAGACCTATATACTCTAATTCTCCACCACCGGCTTCGTCCCAGTAAATACTTTGATAAGCATTAGTATACCTTACAGCAGGGCTAAAATCTAATTTAGCCAATACTACACCAGCTAAACTCTCACTATCTAGTGAAGCTTGTACTGTAGAGTTAACGGTCTTTATCACGAGAATACCTCTATAAAACTTATACTCATATCAGATAATTGAGCCTTAGTTCTTGATGCCCATTTAGCCTGATCACTTGCACTTAACATAAATACCCCTGTAGGACTAGTATATACTACGTTTTGCCCTGAATAAATATTTCTTCTTATTAAAGGTTCTATAGTTAGCTCATGTGTATCCCCCGATACAATAGCTGAAGCTAGAACCATCTTTAATTCTCTTTGGTCATCGATACCTATCTGAATGAAGTCTCCGGGGGAGAATACAGGGCTTCCACCCCCCAACGTTACTCTTATCAATCCTCTATTACCCGCTACAACCGTTACAGTTGGGCTACCAGTTACAACATTAAATGGATCAGTATGAGTACGATCTCCGTAAAAGAATCTTCCCGAGGAACCCCTTAACTGCAATAAAAACTTTTTTAGAGTTGCGGATTCGACTACTGTCATATCTCTATAACTAAGACTACCTGCCCACCGTGCACCTGGTAATTCTACGGTTTGTGTAACACCACTTATATCTGAACTTGATACTTGTGTATTATAAGATATACCAAAATCTTGTATCTCTGCCTCTATACTAGGAAAAGCTATTGCTGCCATTATCTACGTCCTGTTATTTGTGCAGCTCTACCGCCACGGTTGATTTCTGAAAATACTCTAGCGAATGTTCTATCTTCTATAGCTCTTGCTTCTTGTCTTAATAGTGGTATAGCGTCAGTTGAGGCCCCTCGGAAATCAAAGTTTTGTTCGATGTTTACAGTATCTCCTACGGCACCCTTTAGATCTACGGGAATCTCTCTATTATTGGGTAGTGGTACTACCGCCTCATTTCTACTACCTTCACCTATTAAAGCTAAATTTGGACCAGTAGCTATCGCGCCAGCGGCTAATTTAGGTATACTTGAGAAACCTCCAGATGCAATACCACCAGTACCGAATCCAAAGAGCGAACCTATACCCCCAGCTATTGCTTTCGCACCCTGTTTAATCATTTCAAATAATAGTAATCCTAACGTTTTTATATTATCTAAGAAGCCTTGTTTAGTTATATCTTTAGATTCACCAAGTACACCTTGTATACTTGCTAAAGTATCTTCTGTTTTTCCGAAATTTAATTTATCACTTAAAACATCACTTAAAGGCGCTATAATTGAATCTTTAGCCTGTTCGACAGGTTTTACTCCACTGGGAAGTACACTATTACCCTTAAGTTCTGTAGTAAGTTTGTTTAAGGCAAAAGTATTTAATTTAGTAGTTGAAGTAAGTTGTTCAGAGGCTTGTAGTTGTTTATTTAAACTTTCGTCTCCTCTACCAGAGCTAAATATAGTATTCAATGAATCTCTAATTCTGGACTTTAATGCTTCCCCAAAAGTTTCCCTTAATCCCTCTTTCAAGGTTTCTATTACTGCACGCCCAAAGTCGTGGCCGCCCTCCAGTAAGTTGTCTACCGCTTTATCGAAGGTAGCATTAATAGTATCCGCAAAACCTTTTCCTAGTATTTCGAAGGTGCTTTTTAGTTTATTGACACCCTGTTGCATAGCTATGATAAAGAAATCCACAGTTTTCCCTATACCCTCTTCAGAAAATACAGTAAGACCCCCGATTTGTTCATCCTCTCTAGCTCTACGGCTCATTTGTTGACGTTCTAGTTCTCTAGATTGAGCTTCTAATACTAGTAGTTTTTCTTCTTCTAAAGCTAAGGCTCTTTCGCGAGAAGGGCCCGCGTCTTGTTCTATTAAAATTTGTTCCTTTCTAGCTTCTATATCTTTTACACTATTAGCTAATCTTTGCGTATCTAATAGGAAAATCTTTTTTGATTCGGCTAGGAAAGCTACAGTGCTAGTGACTAATTTTTTGTTGATATTTGATACAGATTTTCTTGCCGCCAGTATAGCTTGATCGTTACTTATTACTTCTCTAACTATTTTTAGCCTTTCCTGTTCTCTCTTAGTACTTGCAGCTAGTACTCTACCCCTTTCTATTAAAGATCTTACTTCTGCCTCAAATACAGCTAAGGTCGCTTCCGCGTCTGCTAGATTTGCTTTACTGCTGCTATCTACTATAGTTTGAGCTGCATTTCTATTAGATACAGCCTGAGCTAGTTTTTGTGTGTTTATATCTTTTTCTTTACTTTCTATGGCAGTTATAATAGATAATCTAGCTTCGTCACTTTTAATTTCTTTTAATTTTAAAGTAGCCAAATCAGTACTTAAAACTTTTAATCTTTTAGTACCTAACAGTTGAAATTCTAGTTGTTCTTGGAAGATTTTTCTTTGTCTCTCAGCTTCTGCAACTGCTTCTTTTAATGTAAGTTTTCCACTACCTAATAGTGCAGCTATACCTTCTAGATCTTTAGATATCTCCCCTGTAGCAAAAGCTTCTTCTAGTGTTTTACTAGGTGCGACATTTTGTACTTCTATTAAATCTCTTAGTGCTCTTTCCGCAGATATTGCAAAACCAAAAACTTCCTTAAAAGGAGATTTTTGAGACTTTAATTTTTCTAGACCTAATTGAAAGGTATTGAAATTTACAGATACTTCTTGTAGTTGTTTTAAGCTATTAGCTGCGCTTCTACTTAAACTAGTTATCTCCCCCGATGCGCTAGAAAAGAACTTAATAGTGAGTGTATTTAATAAAACTAGAGCTGCCCCATTATCCTTAAATTCTTCTTTTAACTCACTAACTCTAGATCTTAAAGCGTCCCAATCTCCCGCTACAGCTAATCCTCTCAACTGTAAAGCATTGAACACCCCTATTTCTGAATTTAAACCGCTAAATACTTTAGCACTTTCTAAAAATACTTCAGTATACACAATGCCAAGATCTTCAGCAAAACCAGTAGCAGATTTAAATTGATTTATTAACGAACTTAGGATATCAGCCTGACCTATACCTATTAAAGTGGAATTTAGTTTTTCTGCTGCAAGGGTAGTTTGTGTAAGTTCTCGACGAGCTTCTAATGATATGGTAGTAGTAGTACCTTCTTCCGGTAAACCTAATGCGAATTCTTGTTTGGGGCTTGCTCGTAACTCTTGACTTCTGGCGTTTAACTTATTTAATTCCTTTAATGCCCCGTCTACAGTTAAACCGTCTAGGGCTTTTACTGATTTCTGCGAAAATCTATTAACTTCGTTGGCCACACTTTCAAAAATTCCCCCTATAAAGGTAAAGGAATCTCCAAATTCTTTTAAAGAACTAGGTGCCTTGTCTCCCCATAGTTCTATACCTTTCGCTAATGTTACGTTGGCAGCCTCCATCCCCTCCTTAAAGTCTTCTGTAGCGTCATTAATTAATTTCTGTTCAGGAGTTACCTTATTAAGGGCATCTACAAGAAAAGTATAGGCTGATTTAAGTATTGTAAACGCAAATATATATAACCCCAAATTTGAAAGTATTTTTGAACCAATTCCCGCAATTATTCCACCAGTTCTACCTACAGCTTTTCCTAAGTTTGATAAGTTAGTATTTATACCTTGTGTACCTTGAGTCATACCTCTGCCGAATTTTTTCCAACCAACCAACATACCCCTCATAGATTTTCTTACTCTACCTTCAGCTATTTGAAAACCTTGGGCAAAACCTGTTTTAATATCAGAAGTTACCTTTTTAACTGAAATATTGAGCGTACCGTGTTTAGCACTTAGTACAGCTAAAGTACCTGTTAATCTTTTTGCTGCCGCAGCCTGTCTATCAAAACCTTTTGCTACTGCAGAAGTTCCTACAATTTTTTCGCGTAAAGCAAGTTCTTTTAATACTGCTAATTGTCTTTGGGAACTTTCTATAGAACCTAAACCTTTAACCCCTTTTCCACCCTTTTTCAAATTTGCTATATTAGCCTGTAATGCAAGAGTTCTACCAGATAATACGCCCTTGTTTAGTTTACCTTCTTGAGTTAAAATTTTCTTTACAAAGTCAGCGTGAGCATTTACCTTTTTTCTTTGAGCATTTTCAAAAGTCGACACTTCTCTTTTTAAGGATTTAGTACTACCCGTAGCAACAAGTTTATTGGCCGCTGCTCTCTTCTTTGCTACTTCTTCACTAGCCTTCCCTAAAGCTCTAACTTCTCTAGTAGCTTTTTGCCCCGACGCTGCTACGCCTTTGAAAAATTGACCTGCTCCAGAAAATAATTGACTGGATACTATTTGTATTATTACCCCTATAAAACCTGCAGCGGCTAGTTTAGACTTATTAAATAGATCTATCATAGGAGTTAGAAAATCTGTAAGAAGTACTCCAAATGAATCTTTTAAATCTATAATAGTAGTTAGTAACTGTTGGAAAGGATTAGGGTCTATTTTTACTCCGTCGAAAACACTTTGACTAGCTTCTATAGTAGCATTTAGAATAGCTTGTTGTCTATCGAAGGCAGATAATTCTAGTGCTGTTTTTCCTATTTGAGCGGCGTATCTTTTATATGCGTCCTCAGTTTTAATTACAACACCTAGTGTTTGAATTATTTCCACACGACCACGCTGTGAAGCACTAATGAATCTATTTAAAGCTTCAGTAGCAGAACCACCAAAAGTTTGAGCAGCTTTAGTAGCAGCTTTAGTAAGAGCTTCCATTTTTTCAATTGGAACCCCAGCAGAAACCGCTTTGTTAATAATAGGTAAAGCCTCTGCAAAAGATAGTGCACCACCACTAGCTTCTTGCATTTGCTTAGTGATACGTGTAACGCTAACGCCAAATCTAGTACTGAAGTTTTCAGCGGACTTGATCATACTACTTAAATCTGCTGTACGACGTAACACTAGGAAAGCTGCGCTAAGTGCAAATACGTGAGCAGCAACTATAGCGTAAGATTGTATTAAACCACCCATACCCTGAGATTGTTTAGCGAATGCCTTAGTTGTATTACTAGTAATCTGCGCAGTACCCTTGATATTTCTGTCTAATTCACCGGCGGATTTACTAACGGCTCGAGTTTTCTTTTCAGTAATACCCATTTGAGCATTAAGAGCTTTTAAATCTTTAGTAGTGGGTTTTATCCCGACGGCTTTTAAAAATACTTTTAGATCAACTTGAGCCACTAGTGTTTCCTTTCGATTGGCGTTTTATTTTCTCGGCTATATCTTGTGCCACATAACTATCTATTATGGGTATAATATTCCAAGCATATTTTCTGATACAATCTTCTATATCAAATTCTTCACATAATATGGGTAATAATAGTAGGTCCTTACCTAAGTAACTTCCAGACATTCCTTCCCACTTAGCGGGCAGCTTATCATACAAATTTAATACCATTTGAGTTTCTATATATAGATCCCCTCTTTCTGCTGGCATTTCTTCTTCCAATGGTTCACTGCCCATCATTTCACACATTTCTAAATATTGTTCTTTACTTAATCCCGAGCTGGACTCTTTGACGTATCTTTCAAGTCTTCCAATTTCGTCTTCGAGACGCTCGTAGTGAAGTTTCCCAGGTCTGCAATAACCTTACTAACCCAATTATCAAACAGTACACTGTTCTTCATTAACTCTAAAGCGTTTTCATCTGAGAAATCTAACTCTTCTTCTCCGTGACTACCTACATCCGCTAATACGAATTCTGTTAGGTAATTTAATTTAAATCCTTTCCACCCCTTGACGATAGATTTTACGTATAGTTGAAGAAACAATACATCATCAAAGTCTTCAACTTCATTCCTTTGTTTGTCAAACTTAGTTCTTTGACATTTTTTGTATAGTGCCTGGTTGCTTTCTTTAGATAAAAAAGCAAGGTCGAAAGATAAACCTTCGCACCCAGGAAATTCGAACGTTACCACCTTTTCTGGTAGTAGCATATTTTTTAAGTCCATGGTTAAAAACCTCTTTAAGCTGTATAAATGACAGTATTATAACTGCCGGTTTGTTCTTTGGCCCTGAAGGGTACACTAATCGTGTATACTTCGCCAAAATTTTGGCGGGGTAATTCTAATAGTGCCTGAGGTAGAGTAAATGTAACTCTAGGAGTATTTGTAACTCCTCCAACATTTATTGTGACTAGAGCTTCGTGGGTAGTCTCATAGTCTGTATTTGTAACGTTATTCAATAATTCATTGAATAAGTCCACGGTTCCGATTACTGGAGAATCTCCAGTCTTCAAGTAGAAATCTAATGTTCCTTTTACTTCTCTATTACCTGTAACATGTCCTACTGCAACCGTTGTTGCTTCAAGAACATTTCCACCGTAAAAAATAATTCGGTTGTCAAATTTTATACTACCACCAGTAAGTGCTACCGTATAATCTACTGAATTCATATTTAAAGTTATAGTAGATGGTCTATTTTTAATATAAGTAGTAACCGCAGTACGGTCCGTAGAATCAGGGGGAGTATTATCTTCTGTAATATTAAGTGCGCGCCCGGACCAAGTAATCTCAGCTATGCCATTAATGTCGAACCTAAATTCGGCAGTATCTACAATAGCGTTATCTAACCTGTAATTTCCTTCGGTATGAGTTGGTTGATCGAACCAGATCGTGAGATTTTGCAGTTCGGCCACATTGCCATTCGCAAAATCTATAGTAGAGCTAGTAGGATTACTGCTCAGAGTGTCTACTCCCATTAAACTAACCCATAGATATTCTTCTGGGCTAGTTACATTAGTATCTACTACTGGAAGTACATAAGTAACAAAAGTAAATGTTACCGGAGATACACTGGCTATATGTGGTACCGGTGTTCTCGATTGAGTAGGGTCTAGAGTATTTCTACCTACCCCTACTACCTGGCTACTCTGATTATAAGAAAAATCTTTTACTTTCAACTGTACCGTGTTAGTTGCATTAGCACTAGCGTCGGCAGCTTTTGAAATGTATATATCAGTGTTTCTTTTATAAAAGAAAGCCATATTAATTCCTCAATAAAATAGGTGGGGCGTTGCACCCCACCTATTATCTTTATTAACCTTCGTTAGCGTGATATGCAACAGTTAATTCATTAAATGCTGCGGGATCCGGTGCTGTACCTGTGTAAGGTAGAGCATTAAATCCAATAT